CATCTTTGAGTTGCATATTTTCCCTGTATTTTTTCATCAATGTATTCAGTTGGGTCTCCGCAAATTCTTGGTCTTCCAAATCCGCGGGGTTTGGCGACCACGGACACCAACATCCCACTTGGCCGATGAAAATATCAAATTTATCCCCCATCCGTTTCAACACTTCCGCTCGCAGTTGAGCCTCCTTCAATGTATCAAAACTGCCCCGCACTTTAATGCCCCTAACACACGTTTTAAAATCATTCTTTTCCAAGAATTCACTGTCAATGGTCGCCGATTCCGCGGTACGATATTGCCGGTAATCTTCTTGGAGACGATCGCCGTTAAAAATAGGACTATTGTTTTCCACCAAAGAATTCAATAGGTCTTCGTCGTTGGGATACCGTTTTTTCAACATTTCAATCATTGTTTGAAATTGATTGGAAAACGCATTAAGATATTTAGAGAACGCATAAATGTCTTTGTTCGCAAGTGTTTCTTCTGGGGACAAAAACGATAAACATACATAATTTTGACCCCGGACGGGCTTATCTTCGTCCAAGTAATCCACCTCTTTGGTAGACACCACAGTAGATATCGTCGTGGACGCCATTTTAACGATAGATTATGAAAGATAATTGTGCCTTAAATAACTTTTTTCTAAAATAATAGTAGTCTATATACATTTCTTCCTATGGAAAACACGGTCACCCTTCAAGAAATCTCTACTCGGGTTGTGAAATATATTATGGAAGGTGCGGCGGTGGCAATTGTGTCGCTGATCCTACCTTCCAATCCCCTGAAATGGGGCGAAGCGTTGATTCTGGCGGTGGTGGCGGCGTCCGCCTTTGCCATCTTGGACGCTCTGGCACCTTCCATTGGCTCTTCCATCCGTCAAGGCGCCGGTATCGGAATGGGCTTCAATCTGGTCGGCTTCCCCGCCTAATGTGGGGCTTGGGTAGCATCCCCGCCTAATGTGGGGCTTGGGTAGCATCCCCGCCTAATGTGGGGCTTAGATAGATTCTATGTATTCCCAATGTAGTTCTTGGCATATCTTTTTCCAAATTTGGTCTTGTAAATGTAATTTTTCCCGACTTTTTAGCAATGGAAAAAACCGCAGATATTCGTCTTTTTCCAACAATTGGAAAAATTTGTAGAGCACGTAACTGTAAGATAAGAAGTTCTTACGGTCTTTCGGGCAATGCCTTAAAAACGGCCCCTGAATTTCTTTAAACATTGTTCTTAGTTTTTCTTCCAGTTCCGGTGAAAAATTCGGCGTCGGTTGGTTATTGATGCGCCCGAGGATATAATTCAAGTGTTCATAATATTTGGTAACTTGTAATTTTTTCAAAATATCCCGCATTTTACGATAGGTAATCTTTGTTGGGTCTTTGATTTTTTCTTTTTTGATTTCTTGAATGATACGCTCAAAGATTTCCTCGGGAATGTCGGTGCTTTCTTTGCCTTGTATTTGACTAATCCATTCGTTGAAATGATTGATACGTTTATAGGAAAAATGAGAGGCTTCTTTGGAAGGCTGACGATATACGGGTTTATTTTGTTCTACCAAAAGTAATTCCTGATAGCCACAATCATTACATATCGTAATGCCATCTTGAATCAAATAGGTCAACTGAATTTGACAATGCGGACATTGCCCCAGTTGTTGTTCTTGGTAATTGGCCTTTATATATGATTTGTCTATCATACTAAGGTATTTCTCAACCAACATTTGTTTATTAATAGAGGGTGGATTTGGAGCAGCGCCGACCCCTGGAGCAGCGCCGACCCCTGGAGCTCCGCCGACCCCTGGAGCTGCACCGACCCCCGGAGCGGCATTTTTAATGCCAACTACCGGTTCACCCATCGGCTCATCTTCCGGAGAATCCCCGACGGATAGGTTTGGATCCATCGGGTTCTCTTTATTGTATTGATATTGCTGAAATACTTCCAAGATAGAGCGTGTTTGTGTCGGCAAATGCCGTTTTCGGCTTTTAATGGTTGGCATTGTAAATTCCGTTTTTCGCGGGGGCGAACCCGGTGATTCCAATTCTTGTTTTTCCAAGAGATCATAGTATTCAAAGAGGATTTTGCCGGTGCCTTCAAAATATTGTATTTCCTGATGGCGCCACTGTAATTGTTTGATTTGTCGTTCTAAATCCATACGGTTATCCGACCACTTTAAATTGCTACTCCACGCTTCTTGATATTCCTCATTGACCTCGGTGTTTTCCCGTATTTCCCCGTGTTCTTCTAAAAGAGACGCTATTTTGTCCTTCCACTGTTGCTGATTTAGAATCGTTTGATTCAATTGTTTTTTTAATCGTTCCAGTCGTTTAAATTTTTCCTCAAAGGAATCCAACATTCGGGAATGTCGGGCATCCAATGTCAATTCTTTGGTAGTGTCGGTCTGCTGTAATCGCTTTTTCCCAGTTTTTTCTTTAAACATCTTAAATTCCAAGAAGTCTATAACTAAAAGGATGCGTTCGTTTTTTTAAGCCTTTTTAAAAAATTATTTTCTCTTTTTATAAGTAGACACAAACCAACTGATACAAAAGATTCAATGGGCGGAGGACTTTTACAACTCGTTGCTTACGGCGCACAAGACGTTTACCTGACCGGTAACCCCCAAATTACCTTCTTTAAAGTGGTATATCGTCGCCACACCAACTTCTCTATGGAATCCATTGAACAAACTTTCAACGGAACTGTTGGCTTCGGCAAGCGCGTTACCTGCCAAATCTCCCGTAACGGTGATTTGATCCACCGTATGTATCTGCAAGTGGGTCTGCCCGATACTGCCGACAACAACACCTATGTGGATTACATCGGCCTGGCGCTCATCAAATCCGTGGAACTGGAAATCGGTGGCCAACGCATTGACAAGCACTACGGCGAATGGATGTACATCTGGAACGAACTGTCTCTGCCCACCGGCAAACTGACCGGCTACAAGAAGATGGTGGGTGAAGCCGCCGCCCTGGCTGAAAGCTCCCCCGCCAGCGATGCTTACAGCACCCTGTACGTTCCCCTGGAATTCTTCTTCTGCCGCAACCCCGGCCTGGCTCTGCCCCTGATTGCCCTGCAATACCACGAAGTGAAGATTAACATTGAATTCCGCACCAAGAGCGAATGCATCCGTCTGGGTGCCTCCACCCCCTCGGGCGATATCACCGCCTCTCTGTGGGTGGACTACATCTTCCTGGATACCGACGAACGCCGCCGCTTCGCCCAGCTATCTCACGAATACCTGATTGAACAACTGCAATTCACTGGTGATGAATCCGTCACTGGCACCAACAACAAGGTGAAGCTGAACTTCAACCACCCCTGCAAGGAACTTGTCTGGGTCGTCCAAAGCGACACCGCCACTGGCTCCAACCAATGGTTCAACTTCCAAAACGCGGCTGCGGATGTTGTCTCTTCTGCCATTGCCAACCCCTCTCTGCTAACCACCGCCAAGCTACAACTGAACGGCCAAGACCGCTTCGCGGAACGCGCCGGCTCTTACTTCAACTTGGTGCAACCCTTCCAACACCACGAAAACGTCCCCGCCTCCCCCGGTGTGAACGTTTACTCCTTCGCCCTACAACCCGAATCCCACCAACCTTCGGGCTCCCTAAACATGTCCCGTATTGACTCCGCGGTGCTGAACCTGACCACCTCGGTGTCCTCTGCGGCCAAGATCAAGATCTTCGCGGTGAACTACAACGTTCTACGCATCCTCTCCGGTATGGGCGGCCTTAGCTATGCAAATTAATAACTGCATGAACAGGGCCCAAAAGCAGATGTCCTCCATTGCGAGGGAAAACACATTTGATCTGCTAGTGTCTGGATTATGCCGCCAGATGCGACATACCTTGTTGTTCGGGAAACCCCTTAGAGCCTTTACTACCAAGGTTGTTATTGAAAAATACAACTGGCTGAGAGCAGAACTCAGGTATGGTAATAATGTAAAGGATTGGGCAATCCGCATGCTTACTACCTAAAGGCGCTATGTCAAGCCAATGGTAGGGCGTCAGAGACTGAACGGGTATGGGTCGGTAATGAAGGTTTAGACAACCGGAATCGGCTTAAGATACAGTCCACTCCTTTAGGGAAACTTAAAGGTATTCAGGTGCTTACAGTAATTAAGCGCTTAGTTACACAATAAAAAATGTTAGTCATTTAATAATTTTTTATAAATTCTTTAGTAATAAAGAATAATAAATAGCATTACATAAATGGTAGAATATAATATATGGATGCCGTTATATGGACATCGTATTAAAAAAGATGGCAATATAGAATGTTGTAAAATTCCTGAATATGAAATATGTTTTCTGGATTCTTTTCAGGGATGTATAATAAGATTAATTAAAAATTTAAAAATTTTAACACACACATTAAATG